TGCAACCTTTTGACCATTTTGATTTAACCAGTTCTGATATGCGGTTACTGTAGAATTTGATTGTGCATTGCCTGCTGTACTAGTTGTTTTTGATGCAGTGGTAGTCTTAGGGGATCCATCGGGATTATTAGTTGCAGCGTATTTTGCATCCCACTGATGTGCAGCTACGCCTCGATCACCTTGTGTCGACGGGCGAGCTGGTGATGTTCCTGGTGCCATGTGGGTCATTGGACCAGCTTCTAAAATTTCTGTGTAGCTCTTTAATTTTTGTGCGAGGTTTGTTAACTCGCTTTCGTTGATAATTTGACGTGTCATAATTATTTTCCTATTTGATCCATTTGTCCTAGAATACCTTTCATCATTTCTGCAGGATTCATTGATCCTCCTGGAAATTGTACTGTTTGATTAGGTACGTCCTTTTGTACTTTTTGTAACTGCTGACCGAGTACTTGTTTAACTTGATTGCCCATTTGTTGTTGTGCATTAGGATCGTTTTGTAGAGCCTGTAGCTGTGCCATTAATGTGTTCAAATCAAATTGTTGCTGTTGCTGCTCATCCATTTCTGCTGACTTAATGCCGGCCAGTTTACGAATTCTATGACTTTCATCATGATGTGGAATACCTGTGCTAGGATCAATTTCATCGATCTTTTCTAATACTGCTCTTACATGTTCAGGTTTTGCGTGTACATGATCAAATGCACCATTTTTAAAATCACGTATTACACGGATCTTAGCACGTTCGCCACCAATGGTAAAATTATCATCTTCTGGATTAAAAAAACCTTCAACGGTCTTCCAAATTTCGTCAACTGGATCTGATTCAGTCTTAAGCATTTTAAATCGTTTCATCGCTTCGCCGATTGTTATAACATGACTACCAAAATCTAACGGAGTATCGTGTGTTGCACCACACTCTAATGCCTTAATAATCTTTGCTTTAATCTTACTCTCTGCAACTGCTGCTGGTGCAGGCGTTGATGGAGCAGTCGGTGGTAACGGTGGTAACTCTGCCGATAAGTCTGCTGGAGCTATACCGGCTTCTGGAGGAATTGGTGCTACAGGCGGAGTAGCTGCAACTGGCGGTGCAGGTGGAACTGCTGGAGCTGGTGTACTGTCTGCTGGTTCATCACTAGACAGATCGTTTAGCTCACCGCTATCAAGTATTTGTTTTGCCACGTCCTGAGCATCTGGGCTCATTGGCTCGTGTTCGTCACCGGTCGCTAAATCGTTAAGATATAGTTTGATCGCAGTGCCAACATCGTCATTGTCTGATAAAGTTGATAGATATTGATTAACAAACTTATCACTATCTAAAATACCTTTTAGTTCTAGTGCAGCATTAATACCGCGTGGCCCTGGAGATTTTAGTAATCCCTGCCCTAATTTGTCTTTTAAAGAGTTAAGTGCGTTTAGATAATTTTTCTTGTTAAGAAGTTCATTACGGCCTTGCTGTTGCTCGTCGTCTTCACTAATAAATTTATCAAAGAATGATTCTAATTCAATCTCTTCTTTGGTCATTTTTTCCGTTTCTTTACGGGCTTTATCGCTAGCATGTGTTACTTGGCCGCGCGGATCTTTAGCTTTACCTTTAATCTTTTTCCACTCGCCTTCTTCCTTCCATTTAACAACATTACCCTCTTCATCTTTTTCTTCTGAGCGTAATTCATTTAACATATCTTCTGGATTAAGTTCTTTAGTTGGAATTTCTGATTCGTCAACTAGACGGAAGATATATGGAAATGCTGTTTTTAATTCTTCATTAAATGTTCGGATTGTTAATCGATCAACCCAGTCATTCATAACTTCTTCCGGAATAGCTTGCTCTTCTTGATCTTCGAATGATTCAGCAAATGACTCATAGTAAGCGGGACGTTGCAACATCTGTACTTCTTTTTTAACTTGTTCGATGCGTTCCATTACCTTTGAAGTAATGTCGCTCATAGCTTCTGATAATTGTGCTTGTCGTCCTACGTAGCCCTTAAACTTGCGTAGTTGTGCCAGTTCTTCACTTAGACTTGAAATATGTTTACCAATACTGTCATACGGATTGCCGCCGTGTTTTAAATGCTCAGCAAGAGCGCGAGCACCATTGAGATGTTTGTATGGATATCTGAAACGTTCGCCCTCTGCGTTTTCAACATAGATGTTTTCAATGTGCATTGTACGACCTGCAGCTAATTCGGGATTAATATTTTGTGTATGTTTAATTACTAGTCTAGCATTACCTAAATCTTGATAGCTAATTTTAGATGTACCATACATTGAGCTTTCCATCATTGGGGTTTGTGGCATAACAGGTTCTTCCTTGGGCTTTGCTTGAAATTCGTAATCACGTTTATCCAAATTATCTTTACCAATATTTTTTACAGTAAAGTTTAATAAATTATCTTTGGCAAACTGACGTATGCCACGAATAAAATTAAATACTCCGGGGTGTTTGCGATCAGCAAGATCACCACTAATCTGTACTATAATTCCTCTACTTTTTTCATCTGGATTATCTTTTTCATCTAGCGTAATAGTAATTGTACCTAAAGCAACACCGTTATCTTTATATTGAAATTCAAAAAAACGAGATTTAGGAATATCGCCCTCTTTACTTAAAACATCACTGTGCTTGTCACCTAGTGTAATTTCAGAAAAACGAGTCTCGAGTTTTCCGTACAATTCTTGTGCAATTTTGTCTAAATTAGATTCCATGATATATTTATCACATGCCTGTTGATATGAATATTGGTAGGGGAGGCTCAAATTCTGAAGATTCCTCCCAGTTACTGGTTACTTTTAACTGCTCAAATACAGCTGGATCCCACTCTGCTAACAGTACACTCATACGTATGATTAGTAGTAAAGCCGCCACTAGATCATCATGCTGACCCACTTTTGCCTTAAAACTAGTACCAGCAGCAACGTAGGTTTTAAGTTCACTAATCAAACTACGACTGTTTAGGGTCATTTTGTTTTCTTCGATGAGATATTTGATTTTAGAACATGCTGAAATTTTATTACCAAAAGTAGTATTAAATCCCTTGCGGAACTTTTTAACATGTCCTTTACGTAATGGTTCGCTTAGAAATAATCCAGGAAACGTTTCTTCTCCTAAATTATCAATAACTACTAGGGCGCTTTCACCCACTGTGTTGTTTTCTACACTCCAGTAGATTTGATTGAAACTATCCTCACCGCCTAGCTCTTCTTGTATATATTTTAATATATCTCGGAATATTTTAACCTGTCCCTGTATAGGTGTGATATTATGCTGCCACTCTGCTACCTGTATCATGCTAGGCATTTCAAATACTTCAATAGCTCCGTAGTCACCGCCGGTGCCTAAACTAGGATCCAGCGCACAAAGATAGACATTGCCCGGTGTTGGCTTTTTATACCAACGTACTTGACCCATCTTAAACAAGGGCTCTTTTCCTAATAATTCTGCCAGTTTAAGACTGCTAATAAGTGTTTCATCATACACTAGGAATTCGCAACCGTACTCACGACGGAAACGTTCTTCGCCGATACGTCCCATCTCAGTTGCCTTCCATTCTTCTCCACGATCCGGATGTTCATGCCATTCTGCACGGAATCCGTGGAAACCATTACGTCCTAGACCATCATCACGTTCACCACCGTACTCATCAAATTTATCCTGACTTTCCTTCCAGATTATTGCAAATTCGTCTTCGTCTGAATTCGGTGTTGACGTAATAATTGCTCGTCCACCTGTTGCCAGGGTTGGTGAAATTGAGGTCCAAAATTCAGTTGCAATATTGGGCTGAACAAACGCAAACTCATCGCAATATAGTAAGGATATGGACATACCGCGACCGGTATTACCAGTAGTAGTAGCTGATACAATTCGTGATCCGTTGTCAAAATCTATACTCCCTTTGTTATAACTTACAACGCCCGATCTAATGTAGTCGGGACATAGTTCATATCCGTAACGGATACGTTGCATAATTTCCTGAGAGCCGGTATATTTGTGTGCGGCAACTAGAATAGTTTGATCTGGGTGAAACATTGCATACCATAGCAAGTATGCACTTGCACAGGTTGTCTTGCCGCTTTGACGTGGCAACATATTAATGTTAAAACGATAGTCGTGATAACTCTGTAATAATCGTTCTTGATATTCAAACGGCTTAAACAGCATCTTACCTTTAACAGGGTGCTGAATGTGAAAGAAATGCTTGGCAAAATGCAAATAACCAGTAACTGGATCTGCACAAGCCAATAGGTGGGCGATCTGTTCTTCTGTGAACTTTTCTTTACTGTGTGCTTTTTTGGTTAAGACACCATCTAAACTTTTAGCCATACATTTATTTACATAAAAAAAGCACCCCTTAGGGTGCTTTTGATACTGCTGACGAAACTTATCTTGCTTTAATTTCAGCGTACATTTGGCTTAGGCTGTCAACTAGACCTTCTGCCATTGGATTTTCTGCTCCGTTTACTTTAGGATATTTTTTACCGCCAGTGCTGGCTAGATCGTTACCAGTGGCTGTTACAGCAGGGATACCTTTTACCTCAGGTCCTGATGCGCCCATCATGCTGTTGCCAAATTCTTTATCGCCAGTGTCAACAACTTCTGCCATGTCAGTCTCGTGTTCTGCAGAATCACCTACTACCATTACGGCATCGTCGCTATCTTCAGCTTCACCTTCCAAATCACGGAGAATATTCATTAGGGAACGGATACCGCCTTCACCCTGGCCGTTCATTGCAATATTCATAGTAATATTGTCTGGCTGTTCGTTATGAGCATGCACAGGCATTTCACCACATTCCTCAACTGAAACAGTAGGTGCGCCTTCTTCGATGGCTGTCATTTTAGAGATTAAATCTTTTAAATTCATTATATTGCTCCTTTAGCAGTAGGCACTTTAACTTGTTTAGTAAAAATATTTGTGGCATTATTTTTTACTTTAACTTGTGCGCTTGGTGTTTCTTTAGTGTGCTTAGGAGCACCTTTTGCTAGAATTTCATCATTAACGCCTGTGTACTGTGTACCAGTTGTCTTAGTCTTGTTCAATTCTTTTAAGAAATTCATTTTATGTTCTTCGTCTACTAGGCTATCATGATTGTTAACATCAGTAGGAGTACCGACAACAGCTTTACCTGTAGATTCATCGTGTGCGTGATTAATCTCATGTTCTGCTATTTCTCCTGGACTCATGGCTTTAACTTGACTTAGTGGCATTCCTAATCCAGCTGCTACTAAATCGCGTATCTGATTGCTAGTTGCTGGATATTCTAACGCTGCTTGGAATACATTCATGTTAAGATTTTTATGCTCTGGAAACTCTGCATTGTGAATCTGTGGTGGAGTACGCTTACCTTTGCTAACTGATGTTGGCTTAAATTGACTCAATGCGGATTCAATTTTTGTGTGGCAATCGTCGGAGCAATCACCTACGACTTTAATTCTAAATTCGTAAGTTTTTTTGCTTTCTGTTAAGTATTCTTTAAATGATTTCATGGTATGATCCTAGTACTATATTTATTTCATATTCTTCAATTTTTCTAACAAGGAATTACGATCTGTAACTACAAACCCTTCGCCCTGTATGTTTATACCATCGTCAGCACCTGCGGCATCCTGATCTAGTTTTTGCTTTTTAAGCTGTAGATCTATCATTTTTAGCTTTTTATCTAGTTTGGCAGTCTTAGCATCAATAGCGTTTTTCAGCATACTAGCAGCTACTTCAAATAGTCTACTGCTGTATCTTGCCTCTACATTCATACCTAAATCCATGATGTCGTCATAGGCATCTTGAGCTTTTTGTGCTAGATTATCTAGTTCACTATCTGCTAAATCACCTAGTCCCTTTACCTGTGGTAATGCCGCAGTAATTTTATCAAATTCGCTGATATCGCGGAGAAATGGTTGGGCAGCAGGTAGTGTTTCTGCTTGTTTTTTCTCTTCCTGTTTTACAATTTTTTTGCTTTCAGGAAGGTTAAGTAGTTCTTCTAACTTTTTTGTCATAGTAATACTTATGCTTATTATTAGGAGAAGATATCATTTTCGTTAAGGATGCGGAACTTAATACCCTGCTGTTTGCACCATGCGCTGGCTGCTGCCCACTTGGCTTGATTCTTAACGTACTGAGCTTGATTATATTTGTTCTTACCAACACGCTCTAGAATAGTTTGACTTGCTGGTTTAATTTCAATAAGTTCGGTCAACATATTATTCTTTTTATCTACATATTGTATGAAAAAATCAGGTACGTAGATTGTTTGCTTATTGGTCAATGGATCTCTATAGGGGATACTTATTGCTTCACTGGCCCATTTTTGTATACTGGGATTATTGTCACAAAAATTCATGAATGAAAATTCCCACGAACTTCGATATATTGGCATTTTATTGCCTACGTATTTTTCAGGATGTTTCATGGTAAATTTACCACGAGCAAACTTGGCCATGTTATACTAGAATATTACGTGATTCGTAGGCATCAGTATCTAGTGCTGTTCTATATCCTAGTAAACTAGTTTTTTCTCTATAGGCATTTAGTACCTGTGCTACCACTTGACTGAGTTGTACATCGGTAAGGCTTTTTAGTTTGTCTAACAAATTAAATACCGATACGTTTTCAACTCTTGCTTGATTTAACATGATAATAGCAGTAGATCTTGCACTACTATCATCAAAATTACGTTTTTGAAAGAACGCTACCACTGCATCAATCTCGCCTGCTGGAAAACTTACAGGGTTAACAAAATAATTGTCAAAAAATTGTTTGACAGTGGTCACTCCAGACGATTGCTGTTGAGGCAAATTTGATATCATATTATCGACCTGTTATTGATGTTGGAAGAGCGGTAGTAGTATTGTTACTACTGGCTGCGGCTTGTGGGAATGAGATACCAGGAACTCCTCCGGTATTCACCACGGTATTAGGAGTAATCAAACCTGGAGTTCCATTTACTGTAGTAGGCTGTTGTGTATTCTGTGCAGTATTGACCTGTTGTATTACTTGATTCAATATGCTAGGGGCAGCAGCCTGGATATCTAAAGATTCTACAAAACTTGGATTATTGACAGTAGGGTCTGGATTCTGTCCACTTAGAGGACTTGGAGTCTGATCGTAGTGTTCCATAGCAAATCCTTCTGGATCGCCTTCAGCAACCGCACCTACTGAATAGCTCACGGCTTCGTATTGTATTTTCATAGTAAAATCATGCAGAGCATTTTGTGCATAATCTAATTTATTATGATTCCAATTACTAATGATAGGATTAGTCAATGTGTATTGAACATACTCGTGACGTGCCATCTGATAAATTTTAATATAATTAAAAAATGGACTGGTGCTACTGTTATCTAGGCCGTAGGAATTATTGATATAATCAAAACTTCTCATCGCTGTTCTATTATATGCACCCGGCTGGCTAGCACTGGTTGGATCTGCATAATAATAACTGTAGTAGCTTTGCCATAACTGATTAATTAATCCCATATTGTCGTCATGGAATGTTATACCAATTTCTTGCGGCTTATGTGTATACTGTACAACTTTTTTTCTGTTGTACTGATTTAGCAGTTCTGTTTCTACCTTGTACTGCGGTAGATCTACGCTCTTAACCATGAGATTAATTTCATTACCGTAACGCTGTACAATATTAGCGTTTTGAAGAGCACCAGCATTTATACCAAAACTTACATGGAATAAAAACTTAAATTTAGGTGCTAGCCTAAACTGATTATCCGCAAACACTCTGGCGGCGTGTTCTTGGTCGCGCAGATTGATTGTTGGATCTGATTTAAGATTACGGTCGGATGTGAAGGCCATACAATATTTAGTTTAAAAATAAACTACGTAGTTAATCAATAGTCATTAAAAAAGCCTACTTTGTAGGCTTTTTTAATTATGCTCCTAGTGCGTTTGTTCCGCCTGGGGATTTCATTACTGGTGTACTTGCACCAATAGCGCCGCCGGTAGTTTGAACAGCATTATCAAAACGAACGCTGATATCAATCATAGCTGGACCCTGCTCACTATATTTTAAATCTTGCCAGTTTGTTGACTCTAAATAGCAACCATAACATTCCCATGTTTCAAGAACGTTAGGAGTCTGTGAACCATTACCACCGTCAAGCATTTCAATACGCATTGTGAACTTATAATCACCTGCGGCTGCTGCTGAACTTTGTTCAAAGAAGTCAAACTGTTTCTGATTTTGCTCGCCAATTAGTTTACTAACTGAACCAGTAACATCGTCACGTAGTTTGATGCTAATTGGTTCCCAAGCTGGTTTACCGGCATAGTGAATTTTACTGTTGTAAATTTCAATTACTTGATCAGTAAATTTAACTTGTGGACGAGCTGCTTCGCTAACCTGTTTAGTTAGTTCAGTTGTTGGAGTGCTAACACCAAGATTTTCAAAGTTGATTCTAAAGCGATACTTCAACTTTGGCATCAACATACCTTGTGATGCTGCGCTTTGGTCTGATGCTAACGGTACTGTAAAGTTTGATAATGCTGCGATTGCCATTTAATTTCTCCTAATTATTTGCTGCCTAGGCCTTTAATTGCACCAGTATTTTCTAAGCGTAGTGGAATATAAATGAATTCAACAGCTTTAACTGGTTCAATGGCTATGTCAACATAAAGTTCGTTTGCATCGATTCTTGTTGGCGTGTTATTACTTGTATCACAAACAACTAGGTAGTCATAAAGAGCACGTTGACCTGTTAACTCTAACAACATCGATTCGATTTGTTGCTTAATGCTATTACGGGTAATAGTATCGTTTGGTTCAAAGATATATGGTTTAGCAATAGCGTTTAATTGGTAGCGTAGATAAATTACTAAACGTGCTACGTTGATACGATCTAATGAACTTGCTACTAACTGACGTGTCTTTTGACCATAAGCAACTAAACCAATACCACCCAAGTAAGTAATTGGATTTACGTGTACTGTTGATAATGTATCACGCTGTCCGTTATTCAATGCTACAGTTACGAATTCACCTGTTTGACCATCAATGTAGCCTACTGAGCTAGCATTTGTAACACCACCACGACGTGTTCCAGCTGGCGCAAACCATGGATAAGAAACATTGTCGCTTAATGCGATTGTGCGTAACATGATGTGACTTGGTGGAACAGCAACATTGTTGCCTAATAAGTCTTGTGTATAACCCCATGGATAGTAAACTGCTGCATATGGGTTTGTAGTTACTAGACCGTCTTCACCGTCCACCGCAGCGTTCGCTGTGTTAGCACCCCAGTTGCTCAATGTAGTAGCATCTGGAGTTAAACGTGCTGGTGCGTCAGCTACAATGAATGATAATTCACCGCGGCTTGTGTTTAAATCAACTAGAGGACTTAGAGTTTCTAAGTAACCTGGGCAGCTGATTAGATTAAACACACGACTGTCTTCGTCACGGATTTGTTGATTGCTTTCAATTAATGCTGTTAGTGCTTTAACTACTACAGCACGTTGAGCTTTACGGCCAAACTGACCAACACCATGAACATCATTAGGTGCATCGCTTACCCAAACATTTGGATAGAAGTAAGTTTGTAGTGTATTTTGATAACGAGTATCATATGCATTAGGATCTACATAACCAACAACATAACGCTTGACGTTATAACTTGAGCGACGTAGATTCCATAACAACATACCTTTTGGATATAGTGCTGGATCTGGTGCATCGAAGTCTAAGAAGTCGCTGTGCAATAATGCTTGGATTGTAGCAGGTGTTGCGCCGTTAGCGGCACCACCGTCTGTAGTCCAACGTGCATCAGCAAAAATAACACCATTTTCTGTAGTGTGATCTTGATTGTTAATTGTCACCCATTTCTTAGTATTGTAGTTATACTTGTTTATGACTGGGAAGTTTTCAGTATTGCTTACGTCAATCCATAGATCGCCGTTGGCCAATGCTGTTTGTCCGTCACTTTGAGTAGTTGGCATTGTAGAACTAATAATTGGTCCCATTGGATCAGTAGTTCCGCCGCCATAGATGCCATTTAGTGCAACGGCCTGACTAGACTTATAACCTCTCCAATGTGTGCCATCATTAACCATGATATCCGCATCTTCAACTGATGAGTTATACCACAATGTACCATCTGCTGGCGGTTGTGTTGGAGCAGTTAGGCTAGCTGGAGCAAATGCTGTGCCAGCAAATGTTGAAGCCCACTGTGTGATTACATACTTGCCATCACTACCGTTTGAGCTTGGATCTGTATAGAAGTTACTTGTACCATTTCCTGCATCGTTTACTGAGAATAATGTATGTACTGGAGTACCTGTGCCATCAACAAGTTTAATATCACCGCCTGCTTGATGAGTAATTGTGATAGTACTGCTTGTGTAAGAAATTGTTACATTTGCATCACTCACTGCTGTAGTAAAGGCTGCTGCTAGTGCATTGATAGCCGCTACTGCACTCGCTGTACCAGCATAACTAAAACTTACTGTAGCTGCTGATGTATAAGATGAGCTACCTGGAGTAGTCCAACTTGTAGTAAACGTATATGTGGTATTTGCATTAAATGTAGAGCTAGTAATCGGCTTAGATGTAACTACAGTCTGGCCGGTCCCAGTTCTTCCATAAATCTTAAACTGTGCATAAGGTGTTGAACCTTCATCATCGTTGTATTTTACATAAACAGCACCAGTAGGAATATTTAAGCCACCGCCTGTTGGATCTAATGCTGCTAGTGCTGCGGCATTAGTTGGATATAATTGTGACTCTGCTAGTTTAACAAATTTACCTGTTGTGGCATTGTACTTTTTAATATCCCAATTTGCACCAAGATTAACCGGAGTTGTTTTAATCCATAAACTTCCTGTTGGATAACCTTCAACAGAACCACTTTGATCAGTAATTTTGTATAAAGGAATCTGGTAGTGTGGTTGGATTGTTAGTTTAGGTGCTAAGTATGAACCCACTGTTAAACCAACCTTGGTTACAGTTGTTCCTGAAATATTAATTGTCACACCTGTTGAATACAGATTTAAGTATCCGCCAACTACGCTAGCTGTAACTCCTGTAACATTTGAACCAATTGCAGAAACTAAAGTAGCTAGGCTAGTTGCGCCAGTTGCTGTGTAAAGTGTATTACCAGCACCATCTTTGAATACTAATGAATCACCTGATAGTAGTGTTGGGCTGTTAACTGTACCAGTTGCTGCTGGCCAGCTTGATGCCCATGATGGACTACCAACTTCCACCCATGTGCCGCCATTTGATGGATTTCCGTCGCTGGCAGTATTATATTTCTTAAACCATAATTTATTTAGGTTAGTAACAGTAACAATCGCATAATCCCCTTGTGAGCCAAAACTTGGCAAAGGAGCATATGTACCGGTATTGTAGGTATTATCGCCTGCGCTGATCACCTTAACAGTTTGATTTGCAAATGTTTGACCATCAGCAGCAGATAAAGGTTGTCCGTTCCATTCGAATACACCAAACTGTGTATCTGCTGTGTCGAACCAGTATGTACCATCTGCTGGTGGTTGTGTTGGAGATGTTACGCTACCAATTAATTGTGCAGTGTCGAGATCAGCACGTACAACATATGCACGATTAGCTACGCCTAAAAAGCTGTAGGCAGCTTGTAGACCATATTCGTTTAACTCACCACCATTCACTGGATTGTTTTCTGCATCAGTTTGGAAATAAGGAATACCAAAAGTATTTCCTAAATCCATTTGGCTTGTTAGTAGATAAACTTTACCAGCATTAGATGCTAATGTTCCTGGCGCTGTTCCTGTGCCAGCTGAATTCTGTTTGTTTGCTTCTGAAGCAACTATAATTAAAGGTACGGTTCCAGGTGCTGCTGGTGTATAAAAACTTTCGTCTATAACTGTTACGCTTACGCCTGGTGACTGAAGTATGGCCATTGTGTGATCTCCATGATGACATGCTGTTCATGTATTTATAGGTTTTGAACAATTTGCAGCGGTTATACACCCATAAAAAGGTTCAAAAAAGGCTTAAATAAAATATGAGACCGTTATGTGACTGTGGCCGTGCGCCCGTAGCGATTAACTACTATAAACAAGGTAAAGCATTTTATAGAAGCCGTTGCGGGTTATGTAATCGGGGAGTTAGAGCTCCCCGATGGTCTACTGCTGGATATAAAATTAAAAATACTTGCGATAAATGCGGGTTTAGATCACCGCATAAAGAAGTGTTTGCTGTATTTCATGTGGACGGGGATTTAAATAATGCCCGCCCTAATAATCTCAAGACGGTATGTGCAAACTGTCAGCGAGTTCTACATAAGGAAGGGGTAAAGTGGCGCCAGGGCGATCTTGTTCCTGATTTATAATTAGATCTTTTACTAGTCCGTATAAATCATCTATAGTAGTATCATTAGGTACAACAGCATCAAATTTAGTACCGCACCAAGCAGTTTCGCTAGCGTGGATATTTAATTCTGCCAGACGTGACTTTGCTCTTGAATAATTCATACATTTTTCACCGGCATTAACATCGCATGCGTCCTTGTACCATTCGGGATCATCCCCACGTTTTACACGGATAACAATGCCGCCTGCATTTTTAATTGATTTTATTTCATTAGGAAAACGACAGTCACTGATAACAATGTCGTCTGTACTGTTGCGGAGTTTATTTTCTAGTGCGGCAATCCAAATATCGTCATTGAACCCTTTACGACATACTTCAGTGCCCCAGTATTGTAGTACCCAGCGTGGTGTCAAGTGTGGCATGTTCAAACGTTCTGCCCACCATGGATCTACTTGCTCACGCCATTCACGGGCCTGTTTAGTACGGCCTTCTAGCATGGTGCGATCCCAACCAAACACTGCTGATACAGCATCTTTTAGGCTATTGGCAAATGATTCTCGTCGAAATCCGTGAAAGTTAGTCAAGTAGTCAGCAATAGTATCTTTGCCAGAACCAATAAAACCGCAGATGCCAATAATCATAGTAATCCCCTAATAGATGTACTATTATATAACAGTTTTATTACAGATGCAATATTTTTTTTAGCCAAGAACGAAAGTTAGGCCGGTTCCGCCCGAAATTAGAGTTTCTAGTTCTTTATCTAGTTTTTCCAATTCATCTTTGCCAGCTTGAAGCATAGCAGTGCCATTGAGTGTAATTGGACTTCCTGGGCCTGCAATGCTGCCAAATTTACTACGTGCTTCGCCTAGGATTGTTTTGGCAGTAGCAAGAGCATAATCTCTAAGCCATTGTTTGGCATAGATGTCTTGTAGTATAACCCAGTCTGGGCGATGGTTATAGCTACGAATTAGTACCTGTTCGCCTTGAGCAAAAGGACGTTGAAGAATGTCTAGTATATGACTAGTAGGCTTCCAATTATACTCAATATAACTACCGAACATACGTCCTACTAATTTTTGATATCCAGCAAAGGCGTCGTAGGTAGCTAAACCACCCATCATACTACCTGACATCAAATACGTGTTTGTATAGGCCAAGTTAAATGGTTCAAATAACGTGCCTCCAGCACCCATACCAGTACGTGAACCAACAGCGCGGCGGAAAACTTCACGCACTGCGATAACTTCATCTGGTAATCTATACTCGTTCTGATCTTGAATAAGCTCTAAAAACAAGTAACTTTCTTCTACAGCGTTAGGGCTACGTTGGCGGAATCTGGTCAGCGCACGATCTAGGGCAATTTCTAAGTGCTTGGGATCTAGCTCTACTTCAACCATACCGTCACCCAACATTGTTTTAATGTAGTCAAATACATTATTACGTTCAACTGTTGAATTAGACTGGGTTGTTGATGCTGCGGAATCTGCCATTATTTGTTCTCCTTACATATTTATCGTTAATAGGTTAACAAACTATTTTCAAAAATATTTATATAAATATTTACATAAATATTTTTAAAGGATACAATATGGAAATATGGAAAACTATAGAATCTTCGCCTAATTATGAAGTAAGTAACCTCGGATCTATTAGGAATATCAAGACTGGAAATGTTTTAAAAGTTGCAACTAACAACTACGGTTATAAACTGGTTTGCTTGTCAAATAAAAATCAAAAACAAACTGGCTATATCCACAGACTAGTAGCGGAAGCGTTTATTAAAACTAATCTAGATACCAGAACTAGTGTAGTAAATCATATAGATGGAGATAAGACTAATAATTCAATTAAAAACTTAGAATGGGCAACTTATTCAGATAATGCCTTTCATGGCAGAGTTAGGCTTAAAATAAAGGCAGATCAAGCAACCGAATTACTTGACCTACTAGAACAAATGGATTTTAATCAGATAGACAAAGTAGTAAAATATTGTAAGAGTATCTTACGATAAATATCATTATGCCACGCTTATCTCTATATAAACCAGAAAAAGGGCTCGACTATAAATTTATAGATCGCCAAGCCAGCGAAATGTTCCAAGTCGGGGGAGTAGATGTATACGTCCACAAATATCTTGGTTCTAATACCAGTGCTGAAAATGCCACTGCGGATCAGCCTAATTATGCCACTACCAGCGTGACAAATATACAGGATTTGTTATTCCTAGAAAATCGAGATCGTACATACGATACAGAAATCTATAGAATTCGCGGCATGTACAGTGCCCAAAACATTGACTTCAATCTAAGTCAGTTTGGTTTATTTTTAGACAGTGATACTATGATGTTGACTGTACATATCAACGATATAGTAAAAACTATTGGCCGTAAACCTATTACAGGCGATGTTTTAGAATTTCCTAATCTAAAAGATGACTTTGCTCTTAATGCACAAGATTTTAGTATGCCTCGATATTATGTGATCGACGATGTTACTCGTGCTAGCGAAGGGTATTCAGTGACTTGGTTCCCGCATTTATACAGATTGCGACTTAAACGCATAACAGACAGTCAACAATTTGCACAACTGCTTAATCAGCCTGCTACTGATGCAAATGGTGATCCAAGCAATACTACTCTCCGTGAGTTGATTAGTACTCATAATCAAACATTACAAATTAACGATCAGATAGTTGCACAGGCAGAAGCCGATGCACCTAAGAGCGGATATGAAACTCGTCAATTCTATACACTAGCTGTTGATCCTACTAATGGAAAACCAGTTCTAGAAACAGCAGATGAAACAACACTAGATGCTAGCAATGCCAGCTACAGAGCCAGTGAGGACAATGGTCGTCCAGTACGAACTGGCTATACTGGTTATCTAGTAGGTGACGGCATGCCGGTCAATGGTTACGATTTTGGTCACGGTATTCAATTTCCGCCCAATGCTGGTCCGGATGACTTCTTTTTACGTACTGATTTTTTACCTAATAGATTATTTAGATTTGATGGAAAACAAAATGCTTGGATAAAAGTTGAAGATGCTGTGCGTATGAATATGACCAACAATGATACACGAAGCACACAAAAAACTGGATTTATTAACAACAGTTCTTACACCTATAATGAATCAATTGCTACTGATGTTATTGTGTTAAATCAAGGCGATCATATTATTAACACTAGAATTCTATACACCCTTGGTAGCTCTGCTCCGTACATTGTTTTAAAATTAGGAACAGTACAATTAGAATATCAAGTGTCTGCTTATGCAGGTTTAGTCACTTCATATAATTATACTAATCCAGTAGGTGTGACCAGTACTAATTTAAAAATAACTCTACCTATTATTAGTAGCGAACAACAGACTATTCCTCTTGCTGGTGAATGGACTGTGACCTTGTATAATATGAGAGAAGCTCAACGACAAAGCCTTAGTCAGGCACTTAAACCTAAGGCGGATCTATAATGCAATTCTTCTACGATGGTCAGATAAGACGATACATTACACAAACTATTCGTGTATTAAGTAATTTTGTAGTACAATACGGCGATGGTACGCTGGTACGCATACCTGTAATATATGGCGATCAAGATCGACAGGCTGCTAGTATTATCAATCAAAATAGTGAAAACACTATTAGCAGTGCGCCAAGAATAGCAGTATATGTTGGCAGCTTAGAACTGGATAGAGAACGATTATCTGATTCAACCTATGTAGGCAAATTAAACTTCCGTGAGCGTGATACACAGGTTGATATGGATCCTATGAGTCCTACCTATGGGCAGACTGTTTATAATCAAAATCAAGGTCGTAACTATACAGTTGAAAGACTAATGCCAACACCCTATAAATTAACTATCAAAGTTGATATTTGGAGTTCTAGTACCGAACAAAAATTACAGATACTTGAACAAATACTAGTGTTGTTCAATCCTAGTTTAGAATTACAAACTACAGACAACTATATCGACTGGACTAGTTTAAGTGTTCTTAATTTAGATTCAATGTCTTGGAGTAGTCGTCAAGTACCAGTCGGTACTAACTCTCCGATAGATGTAGCTACCTTAACATTAACTACTCCAATTTGGATCAGTCCCCCAGTTAAGGTCAAGCATCTTGGTGTTATTACCCGCATTGTTACTAATCTATGGGCTAATACATCTACCAGTCCAGTTGGTTATATTGACGGATTAGGTCAAGATCCTGCTGGAGCGGTAGGCACTACATCCTTTAGCGATTTATTATGGTCAAGTGACACAACTATAGGTGGTTGGGGTATACAAGTATATGCTGGACAGGCTCAACTATTGAATCCCGGCGAAAATGTTTTACCAGCAGAACCAACATTAGATAAATCTGTAAGACAAGGTACTCCAATTAATTGGCAAACAGCCTTTGATCAATATCCTGGAAAATATATTGCAGGCTCGAGTATGTTGTATCTCATACAACCTAATGGAACTTATGTGGTAGGAACCATAGCAATTAATCCATTAGACAATACCATACTGCAAGTTAATTGGAATCCTGATACACTAACATCTAATACTGGTATCGATAGCACCGGAAAACTAGATACTGACGGTGGATATAATGCTGCTGGTAGTTATAGACCTAATAGTCCTGGTACATTTGATGCTATTATAAATCCTCAAACATACGATCCTAAGAGACCAACTGGTACGGAAGAAACAGATCAAGCAGTAGCAGTGGGTACTAGATTTTTAATTGTTGAAGATCTAGGTAGTCAAGATAATCCACCTGGCACTGGACCATCTGCTTGGCAAAGCACTACGGGCACTGATTTTATTGCTAAAACAAATGATATCATAGAGTGGACTGGTACACACTGGAATGTGATTTTTAACGCTATTCAAGAATCAGACACTATGGTCTGGCAAACTAATATATACACTGGAGTTCAATACTTATGGAACGGAGTTTCCTGGGTCAAGAGCTTTGAAGGTGAATATGGTGCCGGCCAATGGAAAATAGTATTGTAAAAGAATCAATTGTATGTAGTGGTGCGTTATTTTACGCAAAAACCACTCGACGATTTCTATTGCTACAAAAAGCCACAGGTAAACATGAAGGCACCTGGGGCCTAGTTGGTGGTACTAATATTTCCGGTGAAACTCCGTGGCAAGGATTACAACGTGAGATTACCGAAGAGATTGGCAGTCTACCCAATATCTTTAAAACTATTCCATTAGAAACATTCGTATCTAATGATCGAGTTTTTAATTTCCATACGTATTTGTGTGTTGTAGAAAATGAATTTATCCCAGTTCTTAGTGGTGAGCATTGTGCATGGGCATGGGCAACTATAGACCGTGCTCCTAAGCCATTGCATCAAGGACTGCGTAATAGTTTTAGCAGTAAAATAATTCGAACAAAATTAAAAACTGTATTTGATCTAGTAGATCTAATTTAGATTTTAGCTTCTTTCCTGTACTGCATAGTTACTTCTACATTAAGCTCTGATTCAGGATTACGTATTGTAGATAATCCCCAGAGTTTTTCTTTAAATCCTGATAAGAGATTTAATTCAGTACAGTTAGTTAATGTGTCAACTATTTTGTCTACCAGTATGTCGTGATTGCTTAAACATAAATGATTGTATCTAGTATCTAGCCCAATCCATGGGATATCATTAAGCTCTTCGCTTCTGGAAACCTCTAACAAATTGCCTTTAGAAAAGATTAAATTTGGAAAATCTAACTCTTTTTGTGGATTAATATTATAATTAAATCCTCCCCAAACTACTAAAGGTTTACGCCAACATCTTACTGTAGCAATATTATTCAACCATCCGAGTCGATGTAAAAACGATTGAAGGTCAAGAGCTGGGCGTTGTATGTACTTAACATATGATTCAATTGCTTTGGTGCGATCTTTACCTATCCGATCTATTAAGTCAGTTTCCCATATATGATAGTTGCTGACTTCTGGAAATTCTTCATAAAACCAAAATCTAGCAGGATCAGTTACTACAAAGATCAGTTGATCTTCCGGTGTTATTAGATTAGTAACAGCATCTATATATCTACAAGACCAATCCTGGCCGGCGCCTGGCATACTTTGATTAGCTAGTTTATATCCTAGTCTGTTGGCAAGAGCGCTGGTCCAGATTCTAGGGTTAGTATGTCCTGGCGGAATATAACTGAAACTATCGCCGGTAACGTATAAGGTTGGCATTAGTCATCAATATCTGGCATAGTGTCAGGATCATCAAACAACTCATGGGGCCTCCATGGGTTAGCTCTGGCATTTTCATGAACTACAATATCAAACGCAATACTGACTCTTTCTTCTGG